GCGGTGCATACCCTGCATGACCCAGCACGCTTATATGATCCTTACGTACACTTACTTCAATCATAAAAGCCTCCTCGTCTTATCAAAAAACAATATAAAATCAACCTCTTTGGAAGGTTTATAATCCCGGAACTATATCTTTAATGTTTTGCAAAGTCTCTTTTACTTTTTTCATCATTGAATTTTCTTCAAGGTATTCTACCCCCTCAAAAGTAATACTGATGTCATCATAGTTAATTATTCTTCCTGTTCCCTTCGTCATACGGCACTTGACGCCGCTGATAAATCCTTTTTCCTGCATTTGAATAATAATATCAATCCAATACGAATACGGTACTCCAAAACGCTCATAGCTAATGTCTTCTTTCTTGACACCGACACCCTGTTTCATGCATTCATACAATTCTTTTAAAATGCAGTAAATAATTCTAAACATATCATCCTTTGCCATTGCTTTCACCTCCATACAAAAATACCACCGGTCATTGCGACTGGTGGTATCTAATTACTGTACCTTTTTGGCACCCTTATTTGAATTGCTTTATCCAGTAATTCAAAATTTTTCTCATCCGGTAAATAAAATATGGTTTGCTCTCCTGTATCTTTAGCAATTGCAATACTTTGCTTTCCGTACAGCGTCTCATGTTTTGCATTATAACCCGAAAAAACCCATCTATCCCCTATATCATACGCTGGCGACAATCCAATATCTCCATACTCACTATTAAAATACTCCATAGCTTTCTCACAAGCATTTTCGAATTTCATTTTCAATCACCTACCTCACATGCAGTTATTCCTCTATCCGAGGGCTCCAAATTATCTATTCTCCAAAATTTTGTTTCCCCATTCTTAACTCTTTCAAAAACACTTTCTGAATATTCCACTCCAGATTGAACATCATAAAAGTGAACTATCTCATCTATCTTTTCGGCAACAAACACATGACCGATATTCTCGTGTTTCCATGTGATAGCTATCTCTGCCCTAGATTTATCCGGCCATTTTTCAAATGAGTTTATTATTTCTTTCAGTCCATTTCCTGTAGTTTGTTCCACTTCAGGATTTCCCCAAGCCTCCTCAGGATGATATGACAAGTAATGGTTCTTTCCCATTGGTCTCGCAATGACATTGTAGCCCCTTCTTCTCATCTCAAAAGCAGAAACACAATTAGCACAATTAGTGCTATATCTCTTGTCATTAAAATTATAATGAGGATTTACTGCTCTTAATGAATCCTTTTGTAACCCGAGTTTTTTCCAATTACTCGGAATGCCCTCATATGTCTTCTTTAATTTTATTATATCAGAATCGGAATTATTTTCAACTTTTTTCCATTTTGCTTTCCCTGATTTCTCCCATTCAGCCGTAGTGCCGCCCTTGTCCAGGTAGTCCAGCCATGCCTCATACTCTTCTGAATCCTCGTAGCAAGCCGTAGAGCAACGGCAGTTCGGGTGCATGGGCGAAGCATTTTTTCCCGGCATCATATCTTTTACTTTAAAATGCTTCCCGTTTAGCCTCTGGCAGATCGGACAACACCCCACATTTGCCAGGAAGGTATATTGCTCAAACCCATTCCGCTCAAAGGACTGTTTCTGTGCCTCTGTCTGCACACGGGCCAGCTCTGTTCTCATAAGGCGCTCGGCGTTTGATATGCTCACAGAAAACCGCTTTCTCAGATCTCTGGCAAGGACACGGGGGTTTTTCCCCTGGATCAGACCACTTTGAAGCAGTTTGGAAAGCTCAGATTTCAGCAGGTTCTGGTTCATCCATATACGATCCGAAAAGGTAGCATTATGAAAAGAGGCGTTTACAATAGCTTCTGCCTTCTTGTCGTTGCTCAGGACAGTCTCCCCCAAGATTCCCGCCTGTCTCTCCAGTTCATCCTCTGTACGGCCTTTTAGGATCTCTGACATATACTCTTCCAGCTCTGCATGACCGGAAACCAACGCAAGGCCAATCTTTGCTTTCAGCATTTCCAGCCGGTTCACCTTCATGGTCAGGTTATAGATCCGCATTTCCTCATTTGCGACTTTGGAAAACTCACGATCCTTTACATAGCGCTTCGCCTTACGCTCATACTCGTCCATATCCAGCTTTGAAACCCGCTTCTTTGCCTCTGCTATGGTTATACCCTCTTTGCTGGCATAGCGGGAATAAAAGCTATCAATTTCAGCCTGCACGTTATCCAGCATATCCTCATAGATCTCTTTCACCCGCTTGCTGTACTCTTTCTCGTCTGTAAGATAACGCTTTAATGACTCAGCCTCTCTCTTTTCCCAGTATTTTTCACTGCTGCTCATCTGGTGTTACCTCTTCCGGATCAGGTTCTTCTACTTGTTCGGTTTTTCCGAACATCACCTGATCCACAACGGTTTCCTCTGGGGCTTTATTCTCCTCCTCAATCTTGTTAAGCTCTTCCTGCACGTTGTCCACAGCAGAAATCACTCTCAGCTGCGTCTCATGACTTGTGATCCCTTCCAACTGTGCAGCTATCTGAGCTTCTTCCAGCAGATTTGCCGGGAAGTTCGGGGTAAAGGTATATTTAAGGGTCAGCCATGCGTCTTTTGGCACCTTAGAGGCCGGATGGCCGAAAAGCAGTTTATAGCGCCGGTTCATTCCGCTGGTGAATTTTCGCTCCTTTGTCTTTTCCAGGTTACTCATAGCCTGTAGCTTATATTTAAGGGCAATACCCGTGCTTGCGCCAAAATTCTCATCTGAAATATTTGCCACCATGCTGATCTGAAAAATAAGCCGCTCCAGCCGGTTCAGGAAGTTTTCCTGTGCCGTGTCATTAGAGGGCTTGTCCATAAACTCCACAATAATCTTGTCAGCATCGTCACCGCCGCCAAAATTTACAATACGATTGTCCCGTATAAATTTCAGGTCTTCACCGTCCACCGTTACACCCAGAATCTTCATATATGCGTCCGCAAAATAATCAACATCATTTGCCTTTTCTGAAATAGCCTTGTTATAGGCATTTACCATAGTTAAGACGCTCTCAAAAATCCCTTGTCGCTCTGCATTTTCCACATACTCCGTAGCTGGTACATCATCAAAGTGGTGGGGCTGCCATTCGTCCAGCCATGTGATTCCGCCCGTGATCTTAAAGTTTCGTACGCCGGCTCTGTCCGATATGCTGCCATACTCTACGTTGTCATTGTCTGTATACCGACGGACAAAATAAAGAGGCCTCTCAATGATAGACTCATCAAAAATCATAAAGGACTCCACCGGATTCAGGTATGTAATGCATAACTCTGAGTTCTCATCCGTGTAATACATTTCATAGCCCTTACCGTATATGCTGCATATTTTAGACAGCTCAGCATTGTTGTCATCCTGGTCATTGTACTGATCCAGATACTCCACAAACTCCGCTGTCTTTGTGTCCACGCTGGTAATCTTGATAGGATTGCCAATAAAAAAACCGTTCATCGTGTCCACAATATACTTTGGGAAATTCACGACAATACGGTTATCTGGTTTATAAGCCGGTTTCTCCGGCTGGTGCAAAATATCATGGTCACTTTCATAAGCATTTTGCAAGCCCTGGTATCTGTCATTCACTTCTCGCCGGTGCTTATCCAGAAACTGCTGCAATGTAATTAAATCAATCTCTGTGCCTTTTGGTAATCGAAACATCATAAACCTCCTGAAATGCTCCTGTTAAGTTTCGGTTTTCCTCTTCGTTCGTCTTCAATGGAATATCGCAGCATAGCCATGGCATCGTCCTGAAAAGGTACCGGCTCGTCTGTATATTCCCCTGTCTTCTCATTCTTCTGCCATTTCCACTGCTGAATCTCCTTGATCGTATTGACACAAGACGGGTGTATGTGGATTCTGTGCTGCTTAAGATGGTCAATCTGTGCTTTTACGCTGTTCGGGTGCTTCTTTACTGGTAACGCCCTGTACCCTGCTTTTTTCCACATTTTGATCCTGTCAGGTTCTGCACTGTCGCACCACATCTTTATATCTTTTCTGATTCCCTTTTCATCTGCAATCTTAATCAGTTCTGACGTGTCCTTTTCAAATTCATAGATTTCCCGGCACAGATACAGCTCACCATCTTTGAAACCAACCTCTCCCAGAGCATTTGCGTGATTGAAACCGAAGTCCTGGGCGTTGACCATATAATCGAATCGCTCCGGGGAAGTATCAAACTCCTCAATCACGTAATTTGACAGGATCAGACCGCCAACCTCTCCCCATTCCCCCAAGCCATAGATCCGGTAACCTTCGGGGTCAACGATCTTACGCCGTTCCATTCTGGCCCGGTATGCGTCGTCTATAAAGCGGTTTCCCATATAAGTACTTTGGTGGGTCAATACATTCGGGTCTGCAATATCAAAAAAGACTTTCTTGATCCAATGATTTTTGCTCACCGGATTGAAGGTCATTCTAATCTGATAAAATTGTCCTGGAGGCAGCTCACCTCGCAAACGGTCGTCTATAATTTCAAGATCTGCCTGCGTAAACTCCGTAGCTTCTTCCAGCCATACATCTGTCAGCTTCCCTTTCTGAAACGTGATAGATTTCAGTTTTTCCCGCTGCTTATCATCGTTCATGCCCCGGAAAATGATCTTGTTCCCATTGTGGCGACAGGTAAGCTGTAACGGGCTTTTGTGGATCTGCCAGTATTTCTCCGCCTGATCTCCAAACATACGATACAGAGCGCCTGTAAGCTCCGCAAAGGTGCTATCTCTGTTCGTTATGTCAGACTTTCGCATTGCTACCAGATTCCGCCCCTTATCCTGCATTAAACGCAAAATATAGTTCTGTGCTGTATCTACGCTCTTCCCAGATCCGGCTGAACCTTTCATGACAATGTACCGCTTTCGGCTTTGGTCTACCTCTTTAAAGCCCGGGTTTGCCTGTACGGTTATATTCATGTCAGCCTTCTCCTCCAGTTTCTCCGTCTCCATAGTCAACGGATATGGTGAGCTCCATATCAACATCCTGTTCCATACGATCTGTATAGAGTCCATACCGCTTGCCTAATAGTTCGGCAGCTTTCAGGCGTTCCTTTTCATCCGGCGCCTTTTCGATCTCACGAGCCTCACTGCAATAATCGCCGATATTCTCCACAACTACTACAGAGGATCGGGACTTACCACGCAAGACAGAGGTTAGATACCTCAGCACTTCATCTTGATCCGCAATCAGTTCGGACTCTTTTTCTGCCATGCGTTCCTCGATATATTTTTTAATGCAACTATTCGCAACTAATTTATGCGCATTTCCTCTAGCATACCTTGGAGAATAACCAGCACGAATCGCAGCGGCTTCAGCATTTAAGTCAATCAAATATTCGTCTGCAAAACGCCTATATTTATCTTTCATTATGTTAGACTCCCCTTTCTCTGTCATAATAAAATCAGGCAGTACACTTGACACCACCGCAGCCAGTTGCCGCAGCGAAGGAGGG